AACTATTGTCGCATGATTGCGAAAATAGTTCCTGGTGGTAGTGTCGACTGCTGGAATAATACATACTCCTTAAAGTCGAACACCGCTGCCGGGCACTTAAATGACTTCCCTCACGGGAGTGAAATAAGTGGTGGCAAAGTCGGTTGTCCCGCTTGGATGATCGACAAGGTTATCTTGGATGCCAAGGCTGACATGCAAATGTTAGATGCTAACATCCTCGAAGATCTGGGACAACTCCGTGAAACCGGGGTGATGGTCGCCAAGCTATGTAACACCCTGATCAATCTTTTTTCCATGGCGAAAGCCGGGAACTTTAGAGGGATCAGAAGGTTACTTAGCCACAAGTATGGCGTCAATCTACCTCGGTCTGTAGCGAGAGGTTGGTTGGTCTATTTCTACGGCATTAAACCGTTGATCTCGACCATCGAAGCGCTCATTGAAGGTCAGGAACCGATGTACAAAACGTTCAGCGTACGCAAGCGCGTGTCGCAGAACGTATCGGCTCTCCCTTACTTCAATGGGAACTACTGGCATGTATGCTCTGGGTCCGCCAAGATTCAAGCCCAATGTGAGTTAACGGCGAGAATAAAACTCTCCGGTAATCTCTCATCATGGCAAAATCTCGGATTGACTTCGAGCTCACTTACGGACGCGGTCGTAACCGCGTACGCTTTGGTCCCTTACAGCTTCGTTTTCGACTGGTTGATTCCAATCGAGAGCTGGCTTAGGACCCTTGTGTGGAGTCCGTTCCTGGAATACCAGGGCGGCTATACAGGCAAGCGACACTACGCCAACGTTCAGGTCAAAGACCTGTGGCCGTGGTCGGGGAACTGGCCCTATTCGGGACAGCTACCCTCGTTTGCGCTTGCGGTAAGGTTCTATCAAAGAACTACTTACCCCTTTACCGTACCAGGAGTGACGTTAGGCATCCGCCTAACGTTGTCACCAACGCAGATCTTGAGTGCTTCGGCACTTTTGACTGCAATCCCCAACATGCGAGCGTCGCGAAGACCTCGCAGAACGTAAGGAACGGCAAATGCCCGCACTTCAAACCCTGGTCATTACTGACCGGCAGAACACCCCTGTGAACTACACCCTGACTCCTGACGGAGAGGGTGCTGGCAAAGGTGTGTACACCGTCTCGGCTGCGGATGCCTCTGGCATCTCCATCTCGAAAAAGAAAGTTTCTATTTCGCGACGGAAAAGCAGCACTGGACGTGTCCGGACGACTGTGAAGTTCCACATGCCGATCATGGTCAATGAGACCGTGAACGGCGTGGTGAAACCCGCAGTCGCAAAGGAAAACTTCTTCGACGGGACCTTCAATATCGACCCGAACTGCACCACGGCCGAGCGCAACGATTTCGTTGGCATGATCGCGAGCATGTTCTTGGCGACGAAGCCCCTCATCCACGATACTATCGTGGGTGATCAAGACGTCTACTAAGACGTCTTACGTCGTTGATGCCGGCTAACGCCGTGCATCTTTTCCTTTAACCTCCAACGGAGTACCGTTATGCGTAAGTCTAAGAAGAATCTAGACCTTAGCATCTCAAGGGAGGTGTCCCACCGGATACGTACATCTCTTTGTGAGCTCTTTTCCGAGCCTGGTCGTGATTACGACCAATTCGCATTGACGTACCAGAAAGATTCGTTTCTTTCGAAGTATATCGATGAGAACACAGAGACTGACGATGTACGCCGACACAACGCCATTACCAAGTGGCTGAGTGTTGAGCTTCGTAACCTTCGTACCAATGACCGCTTGTACACTACTGATCCCACTTTCCGTACGGAAAATGGTTTAGTACATGGACAGCAGTTCTTGCGTAGGGTTCGTAAGCTGATCACGAAAGTGATCGGTAGCGCGCCCCCTGATGATCTCCTTTCGAGGGGGTCGTTCAGCAGCGGTGCCACGACTTCGTTACGTCGTGGTATCGGTACGTTGTGCCAGAAGTTCACTGGGTCTAGGGACGTCACCCCGAAATGTTGGGAACGCTTGTCTGGCGTTCTTTCTGATTTCGAGGGTTGGGCCTCTCACTCGCCACGGTTGTTACAGCCGCGGTTCGTGAAAGGTAATAGTCTCTTCACAGTTCCGAAGACGCCCATTATAGACCGAGTTGCCTGTAAGGAACCCGACTATAATGTATTTGCGCAGAAAGCCGTTGGCGACTTCTTTCGTCGACGTCTTCTACGGAAGGCAGGTATCAACCTGAATGACCAGAGCATCAATCGCGCCCTCGCTCGTTTGGGATCGATCGACGGTAGCCTAGCTACTATAGATCTTTC